TTCACAGATAAAACACTCTCCAGGAAACCCGGGGCGGTTCACAGAGCCCGCACCAACGCTGAAAATCAAAGACCCGCACTATGATGAAAAGCACCTTGCTATTGAGCAGGCGCTGACTCAGGGGCAGACGAAACATCCTGTGTTTTATCAGGATGAAGTCGACATCGACCTGAATACGAAAATCGGCGTGGACTGGATGCCCAAAGGGCAACAGAAACGCATCGCTACGCCGGGACAGAACCTGAAGCATTATCTGGCTGGCGCACTGCACTCAGGTACGGGACGGGTTCACTAGGCCAGTGGCAGCAGCAAAAGTTCTGATTTATTTATCAGTCTGTTAGAGGCATTACGGCGTAGATATCGGCGGGCGAAAACCATCACACTGGTGGCGGATAACTACATCATCCATAAAGGCCGTAAAGTGGAGCGATGGCTGGAAGAAAACCCGAAGTTCCGGTTGCTGTTCCTGCCGACGTATTCACCGTGGCTGAATCCGATAGAGCAACTTTGGTTATCGTTACACAAGACCATAACGCGAAATCATCAGTGCCGGTATATGTGGCAGATACTGAAACAGGTAACGCAGTTTATGAATGCTGCTTTACCGTTTCCGGGTAATCAACACGGTATGGCCAAAGTGGAGCGGTAATATGCGAAGCTATTTAGATTCAGTTTGAATCTCAGCCCTGACATTCATTCTTTACCGACGTTCCATTAGCCCAAATCTGAGTATATAACCTCAATTCAACTGACTAAATTTAACACAATATCAATGACAAATGTCTTTACCATTGGTACATACAATTGCAAAATCACCATCTCTAAGCAATAAGACTACGCATATTAAAGTGAGTTATATTAAATGTTTGAAATTGATAGCCTATTATTAATAACATCCGTGATAATCTTGTCATTATTGGCTGTAAAATTATTTGATGAAATTTCTCCTATACAACTTGTCGATCATGGAAGAAATAATCAGATAGATGGAATGAGAGGATTCTTAGCCATCTTCGTACTTATTCATCATGCCGCTATTTGGCATGGCTACTTATTAACCGGGGTATGGAAAACTCCGTCATCAAACTTATTAACAAATTTAGGCCAAGTTGGTGTCTCATTCTTTTTCATGATCACCGGATATCTATTTTTTTCGAAGATTCGCTCAAGTGACCAGGATTGGGTAAGACTATATATATCGAGATTTCTGCGATTAACTCCTATGTTTATTGTAAGTTTATGTTTAGTTCTTCTTGTTATAGGTTTTAAATCAAGATGGAGCGTACATGTCTCCCCTGCCTCTCTTACTGTGTCACTCATGAGATGGGCACCATTCACCGCATTAGGGATGCCAAATATTAACGGTGTTAAGGACTCATTCACTATCAATGCAGCTGTAACATGGACCCTCGTTTACGAATGGTTTTTTTATTTTTCATTACCGGTTATAGCTGCACTCTTCAAAAGAAGAGTCAGCATCCACATGATTATAATAAGTGTTTTAGTTCTAGTGATTTTCTTATGTTACCCATCAAAAAAAATACATGTTATTTCATTTTTATTTGGACTGTTAGCCTCTTATTCAAATAATTATGTACATAGAGTTGCTAAAGCTAAAATAACGCCTATTATGATAATTGCATTACTAAGTTACGAAATGATATATTTTCCTACAACCTACGCTCCACTCCCTCTCATAATTTGCGGTGTTTGCTTTATACTTATCGCATCAGGCTGTGATTTTTATGGTATATTGAGATTAAATTTAACAAGAAAACTTGGTGAAACAACATATAGTATTTATCTTTTACATGGAGTATTCCTTTATTGTGTAATGACATGGGTCATCCCTAGTAATTATTCTAATTATTTTTTTATTATGTTAATAAGCATTACTGCTTTTTGCGTCACACTTTTATCATGCATAACATTTAAATTAATTGAACTACCTTTCATTAATATAACAAAACAAACCGCTATGAAAATCAGGGGCATAATAAAAAACACTTAGTAATCAATTGTCACCTAATCAAGAGGTGGTTTATAGATAACAATAAAGAACCTTCGCCATTTCCGGAGGTTCTTTTATATCCTTATGGTAAATATAAATTATAAATATTATTTTTATGGTGTTCCACTATGAACAGGGAAGCTAAATAATGATTACAAAAATATGTAACTTCAGGCAATGCAGGGGCTATGTTATTGCCTTAACACCATAATGAGTAATATTGTGTCCCGAGGATAAAAGTACTGTTAATTCTTATTGATGCTTCAATAGCACTCAAAATCACATATTATGTGCATCCAACAACTCAGGCCAGATGACATCCGGCGCGGTGCTGGTATCTGTTGCCGTCACCGCGTCAATGTAATCCAGCACCGTGTTAAGTCGGCTGGTTTCTGCCTGCGTCAGATTCCGTCCGGCCTGTAATTTTAGTTGAATCAGATTGATGGAAGCCATTGCAGTATCAATCAGCGACTGGCGTTGTGCTTCTGCTGCATCGACTGCGGCGCTATGTTGTGCCTCGGTATCCGTCACCCATTTCTCACCATCCCATTTATCGTATGGTGTTAACGGGACGATAGTGGTTGTATTATCAGGGTAATCACCCGGAGCTGTGATTTCTTTTGATTCTCCTGTTTCGGTGCTAAAGACGATTTCACCGCGATGGTCTGGCACATATTCCCATGAGTTAAAATCTGCAGAACGGCAGATTGCATAACCAGCTTTGTATGCGCCTGGAGCATCTAAACAGGAATATGCCGGAATGCCGACACCAATAGCAAGATATTCAGTTGAAGCTGAAATATACTCCCGACTCATGACATCAAAGTTATAAACAGTAATTTCTCCTGCCATAGTGGCAATTAATTCACTGTTTAATTCTGCGTTATTCATTATGCAGCCCTCACAATATAGTTAAAAGCGACATTTCGTGGGCGTGTTTCATTCGCACCTGCAGGTTTAGTCGTTGCCGCAACAACACCACCCTCTGTAATAGCCGGGTTGGGAATTGGGTAATTATCGAAGTCAATGGACGGAGACAGGGGCGTGATTTGTTTTAAAATCGTGGTGCCTGTAAAACTTTCCAGAGTCTGGTCGTTAGTTCGTGAAGTCCAGATTCCCCAATAGTGGTTATGACTGACAATAGCACCGTCCTGAAGCGTTAATAATCCCCTTCCGTTATCCACTCCACGCCCGTCATCCCAGCCCCGAATAAACTCACCGCGTAAATCAGGTAATTTATTTGTCGGATAAGCCTTTGCCAGTTCCGGGTATTCTTCAGCAGAAAAAGCTGCTCCGTTGCATTTCAGCCAGCCTGTTGGCGGAGTGGCTGAAGGCCACGGAACAGGCACACCAACGGGTAATGCTGAGCCTTCTCCCAAACCAAGGTTTTCGAGAGCTGTTTTCACCGTGCCATCCGATTTGATATCGCCAAACGGATTCTTGCGGCTTAACAGCAGCGCACGAAGCGCGGTAAGCAGCTGGTCATGCCGCCCCTTCTCCAGGCTGGCACCGGATGCCTCCACAACGCTGCAAAGCTCCTCCTGCAACATGTCAAAGTAGTCATCATCCAGATCGGTGGCAGGCGTGCCGGTCTGGGGGTTACCACGGGTAAAACCGTTCTTACCCGCGCCGAACTTATCCTTCTGCGCGGTTTTCGTGTCTATACGATGCATGGATTACTCCGGATATTTAAAAATCACATAGGTATGCGACGGGCAGAGTTTGTTAAGAACACACTCGACAACGGTGTCCCCCCAGAAGCGCAGCGCGGAATCACAGGGATCGCCGCATGTCATCCAGGTGGTGTTGGTGGCGGCTGGCATGTTGACCTGCCAGTAATACCGCCATTCCGGCGCATTCACCGCGTCAGTACAGGCAGATGAGCAGGTGAACGTGCTTTTGTCGTATCGCGTGATGGTGGCGTCTGGTCTGCCCAAGGCAGCAAGCTGTGCAAGGTAAAAATCCTCATTGATGCCGCCCGCCAGGTTAACCTTCGCATCCAGCCGTTGCTGACGCTGGCGAAGGGTCTGCGTCCCTGCCGGAATACATTCATCCGGCAGGCCGCACAGACGCTCCCAGCGGTTTATCAGTTCGGTGGTGGTGCGCGGATCCAGCTCCTGCATCAGGGCATCCGCACGCTGATGAACACGGGTTAATGACGGTGCCGCACCGGCAATCGCCGGATCGCTGGCTGACCACGCCGGACCGGGCGGCAACAGTGCTGACAACAGACGGATGTAATCATCGTTTGTCACGTCCATGAAATCGCCCCCAGAACCGCCAGTTCATTTTTCGCAATGGTGATATTGTCCGCCGGTGCAAGCAACTGATGGCTGTATTCCCCGTTCGCACCGGAAATCGCTTCACTGATACGTGACACCTTCAGTTCTCCCTGCGGATAACCATCACGCAGCAGGAACGAACGCAACTCCGCGGTGATGGCAGCCCGTATTTCCGGTGTGTCCGGCGTCACACGGATATGAAAATCCACCGTATGTGCCACCGGCCTGAACACATACAAATCAGAGCCTGCCACCGGGGCCAGTGGCCCGATATGTTGTCTTGCCGCCGTTTCCGTTGATTCTTCCGGAATGGGATTAATCAGGTCACTGCTGGCAATCATCACACCGACAGTCCCCGTTCCCATCCAGTGTCGGTATGTCCATGCGCGGGTAATGCCAGGCACTTCTTTAGCCCAGACGACATAGTCCCCGTCAGCCCCGCCCTGCGGCGTCCAGTAATACCGCTCAATGACGCGGGCGCGCCACGTTTCCAGCTCTTCAGTATCAAATCCGCCTGTCAGGGTGTCAGCCACACCGGAAGACGGCAGACCATTCACCGGCGTGACCAGGATTAATGCCGTACCGTCGTCAGCGTTACCGACCGCACCTGCACTTGAGCAGGCGATCGGCACGCGCAGGACACCACCGGAGCTGATTGCATCGTCAGTTGTCGTGTACTGCACCAGGTCATCGCGCTGAATAACACTCCCGGCAGTCACCTTCAGGCCATCGCTGACACCTTCCCAGCGCATATACCCGCTGGCAACCGTGGCCCCCTTGCGCGGACACCGTTTCATCGCAGCATGTCGCGCCAGCCAGGACTCATCGCACAGGTCAGGCAGCATATTCATTGCCAGATAATCGATGTAACCGTAGACCGTATGCAGCGCCGCCGCATACACCTTTGCCCGCACGTCTTCATCCATGCGCCGGAGCGTGTCGCTGACGTCCAGCCTGGCGAATAAATCGTTACGGAGCATACTGATATTTTCTGCCAGCGTCGGGCGCTGAAATTCACTGTCCGCCATGCGTTATCGCACTCCACAGATCATCAAAAGAAATCATTACTGGTCCATCACGACGCCTGAGGGTGATACTGTTACCCAGCTCATTAATCCCGGTGCGGCGGATATCCAGATCAATACGGGACACCACGCCGTCATCAGTCATCCATTGCAGGCATTCGCGGATATATCCCCTTACCGTCTGCACCAGCTGATTGGTCAGTTTGCTGCGCTGAAGCAACCACAGTCGGGAGCCGTAACGGTCATTCTGTACCGCAGGCCAGGTATCCCCCCACCATCCCATCGGGACGTCGGCATTGTCATCAGGCTCCGCCCGCCGCCAGGTGAACAGGGAAATCACCACGGCGCGGGTCAGCGGATCCAGCGGTGCGCTGGCGCAGGTGCGTTTACCGTTCACCGTCAGCCACAGTTCCATCATGCCTCCATCGCTTTATCAGGTTTGTCGGTGTTACTGCCCTGACCGTTCTCTCTGTGACGATGCCCGTTATAGGCAAGCCGCATCGCTGACATGGTGGTGCCGCCGGAGTCGCACAGGTCTTTCACCTGTCCGGTCACTTCCAGATCCATTTCAAAACGTGCTTCAGGTGCATTGCGAAACGTGATCGTTTTCCCTGCACCGTCCACCACGATCCCCTCCCGGGTCAGCGTCACAGACTGCCCCTGATCGTCATAGACAGCCACCTCACCCGTTTGCAGCCCTTTCAGGCGGTAGCGCCGGTCCGACACCGTAACAACCACCGCATGAGAACGGTCGCCATCCGGAAACAACACCACCGCTTCCGCACCGCTGTTTGCCCTTGCGGTAAAACCGTAGGGTTCAAGATGTTCAACCCCGGCTTTGGGTTCACCGGCAATCAGGGACACATCCACGGTCTGACATTTCGTGGCGGCACTGATGCTTTTCACCACTGCCCGCCCAATCAGGCCGAGAAGTTGTCGCTGCATGGCTTCAATCGTCCTCATCAGAACGGGTCCTCCTGTACTCTGGCTTTTTTCTTTTTCCGCGCGCCGGGGGCTTCGGGTTCAGGCAGATAAGCGTCAGGCGGGCCGACACGGATTTCCGTCAGGGTGCCGTTCTGGTCCTGAGTAAACGTGACTTCCGAGACAAGCAGTTCGGTATTGTCGAAACCACAGACCGGATCGAAGACAATCACCCGCTGGTTGGGCTGCCACAGCGTACCGTTACCCTGTCGCCAGCCCTGCACCACATAGGTGGTTTCATCCGTCCGCGCCGCCCGTTTTCGGGCTTCAAAGTCAGCACGCGCAATACAGCCTGCCCCCGTGGCCTGCCCTGTCTGCCTGATATACATCGGACGGTAACGGGCAATAAATGCGTCCTCTGTGCGGGCCCGCAGCGCGGTGGTGGTGGCCTCACCGAAATCATCGTCGTTTCCGGCACGCTGCCCCGCCACCTGGTAAACAGAAAACCGCTCCCGGATACTCTTCTCCGTATCACAGGAAAGGATGTTTTCCCCAAGTACCAGCGCGGTATGTGCCCGCGTTGAGCCAATACCGCCAATCACCAGCCTGCCGTGCGGGTCGTCGTAAGCCAGCGCCTGCTGCTGACCGAGTATTTTGTTGATTACCTCAATCACCGTTTCACCGTGATCAGGCTGAACATCAGGAATAACACCCGACGGCGCACCGCTGTTCACCACCTCAATGCCGAAAGGCGCAGCAAGCGCCTGCGCAATCTGCACCAGCGAGCGTCCGTTAAACTGTGTCGGTTCGGCTGCACAGTCAATCAGGTCAGCCGTCAGACTACGTCCGGCAATACCGGTGCTGACCGAACGGGCATCGTAACGAACGGGAGTCGCCTCCACCCAGCCGGTGATCACCAGCTCATCACCAATCAGCACTTCCACTTTTGAACCGTTTTTAATGCGCGGCTGAAGCGTGGTGATACCCTCATCTCCCGGCCATTGGCGAGTGATCTCCACACTGAAATCCCGCGCCAGCCGTTCAATACCGGCACCGATGCGCACCGATGTCCAGCCATTCCACTCCCGGCCATTTACCCGTAGCGTGACATTGTCGTTCATTGCACTGGCACCTTCAGAGGGATCACCGGCACAAAGCCGGGATGCGTAATGGCATTACGCCGAATAATGTCCGCGTCACGCGCCGCGTTATCAAACCAGGTCGCCGCCAGCACCAGCGCGGGTAAAACCTCATCCGGCGTGCGCTGAATGATCCGTGCAGACTGTTCAAGGCGCGTGTTGATATCCGCATTCAGATCTGCTTTCACCCGGCGCAGCGCCAGAAACAGCGCATCACTGGTTGTACGGGACAACTCCTTATCAATTGCCGTATTCAGTGTGTCGCGAATGTCGGTCAGTTCTTCCCACGTTGGCAGGTCAACCGTGTTTTTCACCGCCGGTGCATTGTTCAGTGCCGGATGCGTGACAGAAGGCCAGCCGGTGCTCTGCGCGGGTGTTGTTGACTGCCCTACTGTGGCATTCTGCATCACCGCGGAAGTTGTGGGCGCAGGCAATCGTGTGACGGCATACGCCGCTTCGCTGATTGCGGTCGTACGAAGGGTGCTGGCAACCACGTTACGCTGCTGCGTCGCCGTGGCGGTAGTTTTACTGTCCGTTTTCCAGACGCCGCGCGGTTGCAGATCGCTGCCGAGGCTGACACCGGAAAGCGTTTTGATCATGGTGACCAGGTCGCTGGCGTTACCATAAAGGCGTTTCCCGGTACGCCACATTTTCTGCACCTGCTCAACGAAATTTTTGCCTGACGATGGTGGCGGCAGAAGTACCGAGATATCCCCCTGCAACAGCCTGGCGGCATCCGATACGGCAGAATCCACCACTTTCATCGCATCAGAAACATACCCAAGCATTGTGCTGGCATTACCGACGACGTCGTTCTGCACAAAATCTGCCACGCCATCGATACTGAAACCACTGAAGCTGTCACTGATGCAGTCATCCAGTGCAGAACAGGATGACATCAGCGTCTGCGCCGTCGCCGCACCTGAAGTGGGGTAAGAGAGTTCTCCCGCTTCGACAAACTTCAGGTCAAAGCGGACAATACGCCCTTCACTCTTCGATGTGCTGACCCGAACTTCCCCGTCAACACAGACTTTCAGCTCACCGTAAGTCGGATGGACAAGCGTGCCGGGACCGGGTTTATTCAGCGCGTCAATCAGGCGATCGCGCTGGTCAAAGCAGTCATCTCCCACCACATAAGCTGTGATGGACGGGCGGAAAGTGATTTTCCCCAGGTCTTCGGTATAGGGTTTGTCGCGGTTCGGGTATTCGTGCGTTTCCACACGACGACCGGTTCCCGCACTTTCTTCTTCAACCTTAAACGGCACACCGCGAAATGACGCGTCCTGAAGTCTGTCTTTCCACGTCATATAAACTCCGTACATAAAAAATCCCACCGGAGTGGGACTCATTAACAGATTAATTTTTCATTACCTGCCAAAGCGCGTATAGCCAACATCATGGCTGACATCAAAACCGCTGGATCGCGTTTCCATAACCCGCATACCCGGAGGCGAATTCACAAAAGAGACCTTGATCTCACCATCAACTTTTGGCGCAGAAGCTTTGTTAATCATGAAGGGATTCGGGCCTGTGGCACCGGAGGCGTTGTTTGACTGAGCCGGATCTACCGCCTGATAAGGTGTGTATCCCCGTGCCGGTATTCCCGTCCCATAAGCATCATAAGCACCCGCGCCCCACTGCGCAGAGTTAATGGCATCGACCGTGTCACCGGAACTGTCGGTAAACCACTCAATAATTGGCTTCAGTTTGTCCCACATATCCTGAAACCACTTAACAACCGGTCCCCAGTTATTGATTACCATCCCCAGCGGCGACCAGGCAAAAACCTTCTTCAGAAGTTCCCAGCCAGCCTCAAAATAAGGACCAATGGTTTCCCAGAGCTTCTTGAAATAAGGTCCGACAACATCCCAGTTAGTGATAATTAATCCCGCAGCCAGGGCTATCGCCGTCGCAATCATTCCAATCGGCGTCATCGACATGATCCTGCTGACAATACTGATGGCACCGCCAACGCCCATCAATCCCAGTTTCAGAATCGCAAGACCGGCAGCAAGCCCGACGACGCCGCGAATAACCCGGGGATTTTCATCCGCAAACTTCGTGAATTTTTCCCCTAACTCCCCCAGCCATTGCGTGATATTTTTGGCGTCACCAGAAAATGCGCCGCCAATAGCCGCAAGGCCGTTAGTTGCGGTCCCCGTCATTGCCTCCCACAGGTTGGACAGCGTACCAAGCTGGGCCTGAACACGTTTATTCAGGCTGGCCTGTTTATTCATCTTCTGCTGGATCTGATCGTAGCCATCCTTTCCTTTATCGATTAGTGCATTGACCACCTGAAGGGTTTCGGCATCATCACCAAATATTGCCTTAAGTACACCTGTTCGCTTAACGTCGGTCAGTTTTCGCAGCTTTGCCAGTTGCCTGAACATGTTATCAAGACCGCCAAAACTTCCTTTGCCGTCAGTAAAATCGAGCTGTACCCCGAGTTTCTGGCGGGCCATGATTTTATTGACGTCCCTGATTTTCTTAACGCTTAATCCGGACTGGATAACTTTTCGCAGGGCGTTACCTGCCGACTCCCCGTTCATCCCCATCTGATCCATCATGACGCTGATGGGGGCAAGGCTCTGTGCAGCCTGAAGACCGTCCTTGTTCACCCTCTTCAGAACAGAGCTGGTTTTAGTGAAGAAGGACAACATGTTGGTATCGTCAACACCCAGATAAAACGCCTTCTGGATAGTGTCGAACAGCCCCATCATGTCTTCTGACGCCGTTCCGGTAGCATCCTGCATCTTTGCAGCAAACTCAGCAGCCGCTTCCGGTGTTTTTTTCAGTTGTACCGCAAGATAAGCTGTCGCTTTACCCACACCGCCAAGAATGTTTTCTGCCGGGATCCCCTGACGCACCAGCATCTGCATCATGTTCTGGAAATCAGCCGTTGTACCGGGTAGCTGGTTACCCAGGCCAATAGCCAGTTTATTGATGTCCTGAAAGCTCTTTCCGACCTCGCCGTTCGCATCCATCATGGCGACTTTCAGCCCGGTGGCGGCGTTTTCCTGATCGGCATAAGATTTCAGGGAAAGCGTCAGACCCGCTGCCAGTCCGCCACCAAGCGCCAGCCCACCCTGTGACGCTTCTTCCGCCTGGCGTTTAAATCCCCGGATTTTCTTTTGCATTTTCGACAGCGCGGGAGAAAGCCTGTCGACACCGGTGATCAACGCCTTAAGCTCAAATTCCGCCATGTGTGCGTTTCTCCTGCTCTATCCTGTTTGCCTGACTGACCAGCAAGGTAATTTCACTGATCGGCATATTCAGCAATTCGAAAGGATTAATGCGCCAGTAACTGGCGCAGTCAAAGAAGCGATCAGTGAGGTATTCAGCCGTCAGGCCTGGAGGAAAAAACCAGCCACAAGCCACGCCGCTGCATTCAGGTCTGCCGGAGACATCTGGTCGACAGAGCTTTGCGGCACTTTCGCCAGCCGCACAATGTATTTCGACACCACATGCGCCAGAAGTCTGACTGACTCATCCTGATTCATCTGGTAGGGATACCCCAGCTCGCGGACATCCTTCCCGGTGGGTTCATCAAACTCCAGTACGGAGAGTGTCTCGCCATGAGCAGTAATCGGTTTCTTTAACTCAAGCTCTTTCATTACTGGTAATCCCCTTCTTCACCGTGGAACTCAAGATCAACCGTGCCTTCTTCGGCATTATGGTTCGCTTCGCCGTGCAGCCAGGCAGACGACAGTACATAGACCTGACCGTTCGCCAGCTCGGCAGTGATGGTCATCTCATCAGACGAGGTGATTTTGCTTACCGGAAAATTCTTCGGCACCTTGAAGGTCCCTTTGACATAAGGCGCACGGTGAGTTTCCTTGCGGTCCACTGAACCGTCCAGGCCGATGATGTCATCGTTAACCGTTTTGTTCATGGGCACCTCAATGCCGCCGGTCAGCGATAGCTGCTGACCGTCAATTTTGAAATAACAGGTTCCCCCGATACGGGCCATTATGCAGACTCCTCTGAATACTGAAGACGGAACTGATTAACCACGGCAAAGACACGCAGCTGGTTAACATAGTCAGGCGGGAACAGCGTGTTCAGGCGGTTCGGATCGCTGGCATCACGCTCCACAACCAGGTACTGCTTAAACAGTTCGTAGTTTTCCACGATCCCCGCACGCTCAAGCTGACGGTAGGTTGCCAGCAGTTCCCCTTTGATCACCGCCGGGGTGACAATCGCCTGACCGGGACCAAAGCGGGTACCGTCACTGGCAAGCTTGTGACGCCCGTACTTACTGGTAATGACGGATTTCAGTTTGCGCAGTACATACGCGCTGGTATGCAGCGTCTCACTGTCGAGGTAACTGTTATCCGCAACCCCGTAAGCGTTTTTCCTGTACGTGGTGACATCACGCTGAATGCGTAGTACCCCGCTTTCGACATACGCCGTTGCCACGCCATGAGACAGCAGGGTCTGTTGTTCGGTCATCGTGAACCGTTTCCCCTTCGGCGCAGGCAGCATACCCACCAGCTCACCGGTCTGCGTGGGACGTGCCGGATCGTTGCGGATAAACACCGCTGCGCGGGCGGTACGGCTTGCCGCCAGCTCGTCGGCAGGCGTCTGGGTCTCTTTTTCGTACCCCGCCAGGGTAATGTGCTGCTGGTTAAACTGGTCACCTGCGGTCACCAGTTCTGACAGCGTGCCGATCTTTGCCGTATACACATGACCATACAGCTGACGCGCATAGCTCCAGCGACCGCTGGTATCGTTCATCTCGGTCACCAGCGTGTTAACGGAGGCCGTGTCGTTGAACGGCAGGCCGATATAATCAAACGGCTCATCCGCCATTGCAGCCACCGCGCCGGTGAGAACCGGAGCACCCGTTCCGGCGGTACCCGTCGCCACGGCAATCTGTACGCCCGCTGGCAGCACTTCGCCCCCACCAAAGCCGTAGTAATTGAGGCTGACAGGAATTTCATTCCCACAAAGCCCCTTATGACGCGCGGTCAGTGTGACCACGCCTGCCGAAGATGAAGCCGTAAACGGCAGGGTCGGAACGGCATTGATGGCATCCTAGATACTGCTGGCAATCATCGTGACGTTATCGCCGTTAGTCACCGGTGCCTGCACGCGGGTACGTCCTACATACACATTCACCGTGCCGGTTTCGGTTGCCGCCCCGGTCACCGTCAGCGTAACTGTTGCCGCCGCACCTGTGGATTCAGGAACGGCAATCACATACAGCTCGCCAAACGGGTCAGTCTGGCGATAAGCCTCGACCATACGCGCCAGCTGACTTCCCGCACCACAAATCTGGCGTGCATAGTCTGCCGACGACATCAGTACCAGACTGTTGGCAACAATCTCTGCACCGTTATTGGCATGACCAATCAGCAGCGATGCTCCGCTGTCCTGTGCAGTATTCGCCGCCTGGTTATCCATTTCCGCATAAAACAACGGAACCAGCGTATTCGACGGAATGGTGTTAAAGCTTATCGTCATCGGTGTTCACCTTTTTATTCACGCGCCGGATATCACCCGCTGCTTCACGGCGCAGCCAGTAGTTGTTCTCGTCAACATTTCGCCCTTCGGCGGGCAAAAGGTCGCCGCGGGCAGGGTCAGGCACTGACCGCCCTTTAACAGGTTTGACAAACATGAGGATCCTCAGGAAGGAAGGGTTATTTAGGTGTGATGTTCGATATCGCCGTCAGGCCCGTTACCGGGCTCGAGATAATCAACATCAATCGCCAGCGTTTGCAGTTCATCCAGACTGTTCAGATCATCCTGCTGGCGGGTATCGTCTTCAGTCAGCTCGCTGATGACCGAAAAATCGAACTGATAAATCAGCTCATGACGATTCAGATCCAGCAGCGTGCCGCCGTCATAGGTAATCGGGTTACCGCACGCCTCCGGGTTCCAGCCCAGCAGAGCCTTAAAGAGCATCTGCCGGACATCGTCCACCACATCATACGAGGCAAACTGACCACGCTCATCACGCCCATTACTCAGTATGACAACCACGGAGAAACCCTCTTTCAGCTCCTGCCAGTAGTCGGTCTGGCTTTTGTTTTCTCCCGGAGAATCATCACCCGGTACAACATATGCCGCCGGGAGTTTCAGCTTTCCGACCTCCGGCAGATTTTTGAACTGGGCCGCGCCTGCAACCCGGTTTTCAAAATACGGACAACGGGCACGCAGTGCAGCAATAACAGGAGTCAGTTTCATCTGTGTCGTCGCTCCGGCTTCAGTGATTTACGCAATTCCCGCGCCAGAAAATAGCGTGTCCAGCTGCGGTTCTTTTCAAGCGTTTCCACCATGAAGTTATTACGTGGAGCCAGTCGCCAGCCGCTGCCACCGGATGCACCACGATGATGACTACGACGACGTTTTGCTCCTCCCCGGACACCAAAAAACAGAAACGCCGGATAGAAGTCACCAGAGATCATCCGGTTCCCCTTCCCGTTGTGCTGGTTAGGGGCAATGCGTGTCATAAAACCGGCTCGCTTTTTACTGGCTCTCGGCACCATATAACCAATCGAACGAGCCAGGCGTCCGGTCTGATAACCGGGGTTTTCACCCGGTGCCGACCGCGCACGGCGCATCACCAGCCGACGGGCATCACGCATATGACGCTGCCCAATCGTGACAAACGCCCGCCGGACACGAGCGCGGTTAAAGCGCATCTCGGCGGGCTGCTGAACATCAACGTGAAAAAAGGGAGTCGCCATTGCTGCCTCCGTGACTCTGCCTACATTCGCCCAGCTCCGTACACTCCAGCAGCAGAAAGCGCCGCGCCCCGTTCAGATCACGCTGACGTTTCACCCGGTACACACTGTCATCACAGACCACCTCATAATCAGCAGTGATCCCCCGGCGGTAACGAATGGTGATGTAATGGGTGATGGCGTCCCCGGTCTGCGCGGTTTCCTGCCAGGTGGTGGCACTGGTCTGGATAACCTTCGCCCATGTCCGGAACGTAACCGGGTATTGAGGCTCCACGCCAAAGTTATCCGCGGGCATATCCACCCGCTGGCGGATCAGGACGCGTTTATTCAGTTCACCGGGGTCCGGCAGAATGTAGGTTGCGCTGGTCTGCGCCTGACGAATTTTCATTGCGGAAAGTACCTGTACGGGCCGACAAGCCAGCCAAAACTCTGCGGCATGTCGAGTTTCTCCACTTCCGTAACCGACGAGCGGTTTTCGTAAAAATGGCTGATAAGCATCAGCATCCCCAGACGAATATCATCCGGCAGGTGCAGCCCGTCCGGATCGCTGTCCGGAATGGTTTCATCCGGTGCATAGAGCTTCCGGTTCAGATACGTTTCCGTCCGCTTTTGTGCCGCACAGGCCAGCAGTTGCAGATGGCGGTCATCAGCATCGAAATCCTCATCCAGCCGGAGTTGGGCTTTAATCTCTTCCATTGTCAGAAGCATACTCAGCCCTCTTTACTGGTCGTGGCTTTTTTCTCTTTTGTCGCTTTACTGCTTTTTGCACTGGTTCCGCGCTCTGCTAACCCGGCCTGAAGTGCAATCTCCTGCACCCGGGCAGGAAGCGCCCCGTCGTCATACTCACCGGCCCGAATGACCTCAACACGCATACCGTCCGGTGACCATTTCAGATCTTGTTTCAGGATCATGATTCTTCACCCGTCAGAACAGGGGCGCGGTTCCGCGCCCCTGAGTGATTACGCCACTGCAATCTTCAGCAGTTTGATGGCCTGCGAATCGACCAGCATGCCGCCGGTGCGTTTGGTGGTATAAAAACCGACAAACGGTTTATTGGTGTACGGGTCACGCAGAATGCGGGTGCCGATACGGTCAACGATGGTGTAACCCCGTTTGAAGTTACCAAATGCAATGGCTTTCGCATCAGCGGCGATATCCGGCATCTGTTCGTTTTCAGCGATACCGTAACCCGCCAGAGAGGACGGCTGCCCCAGCTCCAGCCCCGGACGCCACAGATAGTTACCCTCGCTGTCTTTCAGCAGACGGATGGCAAACAGGCTATTGTTGTTCATCATGAACTTCGCGCCGGTGCGGTGTGCCTTACGCAGCGTGTAAATCAGTTTGATAATGGCGTCTGCGGTCACCGCCGTCGCGTCGCCGGATACAATATGCTGAAGTTTGCCGAACGCCCGGACCTTATCGGTTTCATCCGTGGATTCATTCGCCAGGAACCCTTTCGGCTTCTTGGTACCATCGCCGGTGGTAAAGGCAATTTCTTCCTGTTCGGCAAATTCGGTTGCCAGCTCGCTGTTGATCCATGCTTCCACGTTGAAAAAGGCATCATCCAGCATTTTCTGGGTGGCCTGCGGGTTACTGAACCGCCCCGGGAATCCTGGAGACTAAACTCCCTGAGAAA